CAACGCCAAGCCGCGTTTCTCGCCCAGGTCGGGCACGAATCTGGCGAGCTGAATTACGTGCGCGAATTGGGCGGTGACCAGTACCTGAGCAAGTACGACACCGGCACTTTGGCCGTGCGGCTGGGTAACACGCCTGAGGCCGACGGCGATGGCCAGCGTTACCGGGGCCGGGGCCTGATTCAGATCACCGGCCATAACAACTACCTGCGCTGCAGCTTGGCGCTGTTCGGCGATGAGCGATTGCTGCGCACGCCGGAGCTGCTGGAGTTGCCGCAGTGGGCTGCCGAGTCGGCCGCGTGGTTCTGGTGGGTTCGCGGGCTGAATGCCCTGGCGGATCAGGGCGAGTTCGAGGCAATCACCCGCAAAATCAACGGCGGCCTGAACGGTCTGCAGGAGCGCCTGCAGTTGTGGGGGCGGGCGAGGGCGGTGTTATGCGTCTCGGCGAACTGATTCCGGCGCCGTATCGGCTGCAGGTCAGCGTGTTGCTGCTGGCAATTTTAGCCGGCGGATCCGCGGCCACCGTCTGGCAAATTCAAGATTGGCGCTACGGCAAACAGCTCGCCGAGCAGGCGCGCCTTCATACCGAAACCCTCAATCAACTGGCCCTGGCTTCGGCCGCACAGCAGCGTGTCGAACAAGACAAACGCCTCGCGCTCGAGCAGCGTCTGGCAGCCAGCGAACAAACCCATTACCGAGCCTTGAGCGATGTCCAACGTGATCAAGGTCGCCTGCGCGACCGCCTTGCCACTGCTGATCTGCGCCTGTCAGTCCTCCTCGACGCCACCGCCGGTGCCGGCAGCGGATCGCTGCCAACCTCCGCCACCGCCAGCGGCGTGGTTCATGGCCCCGCAAGAGCCGAACTTGACCCAGCGCATGCTCAACGAATTATCAGCGTCACCGATGACGGCGACCGGGGGCTAATTGCCCTCGCGGCCTGTCAGGCATACGCCAAAGAAGTCTCAACACCGAAGTGAAAAAAGAGCGGCCGGTCCGGATGCGTCAACATCCGGATCGACCGCCGTCCCTGCAGATTGTCCCTGCAAGTCCAGCCAAGGCTCTTGCTCCGTGCACAAAGCGCGGCGAGCCTAGCACCTGTTTATCCATACAGTAAAGGTCTTGCTTTTTTTATGTCTACACCCATCATTCCTTGGATGGGCGGCAAACGCCGCCTTGCCGACCGCCTCATTCCGCTTTTTCCGCCACATGAATGCTACGTCGAAGTCTTTGCCGGCGGTGCCGCGCTCTACTTCATGAAGCCCCAACCATCGCCGGTCGAAGTCCTCAACGACATCAACGGCGACCTGGTCACGCTTTACCGCGTCGTGCAGAACCACCTCGAAGAGTTCGTGCGCCAATTCAAATGGGCGCTCAGCTCGCGGCAGGTGTTCGAGTGGCAGAAAATGACCCGCCCCGAAACCCTCACCGACATCCAGCGCGCCGCCCGATTCTTCTACCTGCAGCATCATGCCTTCGCCGGCAAGGTCTCCGGCCAGACGTTCGGCACAGCGACCACCGCACCGGCCATCAACCTGCTGCGCATCGAGGAAAATCTCTCGGCGGCGTGGCAGCGACTGTCCGGCACCTACGTCGAAAATCTCCCATGGTTTGAATGCGCAGAACGCTATGACCGTGCCCACACCTTCCACTATATGGATCCGCCTTACTGGCAGACCGCCGGGTACGGCGTGGACTTTCCGTTCGAGAACTACGAGCGGATGGCCGACTTCATGCGCCGCTGCAAAGGCAAGGTGATGGTCAGCATCAATGACCATCCGGATATCCGCCGTGTGTTCGAAGGCTTCCACTTCGAGACACTGGACATCCGTTACTCCAATACCAACCAGCGGCAAGGCAAAGCCGAGGTGAGCGGCGAGCTGGTGATCATGAACTGGGCGCCGGCAATGCTAGGCGGCCTGTTCTAGCCCCAGAGCTGCCCGCCTGCATACAAAGTAAGAATAAGAGTAATAAGGTTGATGGTTTTGATGTACGCAACAATCAGCAGTGCATTTATCATTTTAAATACTCGTAGAGGTACGCGCCGTAGTTGTGGCGGTGCTTGAGGAGTGAAGTTCTCCGCGACTGTTGCTAACAGTACGGCTAGATAAATAACTGCGTCAATATGTGATGGTGCTGCTTTCCAAAAAAAATAGCTAAAACCTCATGTGTTGAGCGAGTGTTGATAGTGTCATGTTGTCTGTGGCCCTTGTATATCAGGGCGTTCCGGCTGTTTTGACTCGGCAGTAAAGGGGCCAGGCTAGTGCGAGATTTTATCAAATCCTATTATTGGAACTGAGATTGGAAAAGCTATCGGGAAATTGGTAGTTAAATCCGATGTTGGGAATTGAGATTGAAATAGCTATCGTGAAATTGGTAGTTAAATCCGATGCTGGGGATTGAGATTGAAATAGCTATCGTGAAACCGCTAGTTAAATCCGATGTTGGGAATTGAGATTGGAATAACTATCGTGAATTCGGTAGTTAAATCCGACGTTGGGAATTGGGGTTGGAAAACTAACGTGAAATCGGTAGCTAAATTCGACGTTGGGAACTGAGGTCGGGAAGCTAGCGTGGACGCCGTAGTCAAATTCGACGTTGGTAATTGTGCCTGGAAAGCTATCGTGAACGCGAAAGCTAAATTCAGCGTTGGGGATCCGGCGCTCCACATAGGAATTCGAAACCTAGGAAGGGTATCGGATTTTGGATCGCTATCAGAACACGTTTGAACGTGAGGCTGTCCGTCCATGATCAGCCCGTCTGTCCGATATCTCCTACAAAAATTGACCGCAAACGCTTCTGAAAGTTAACTGTACATTCGTACAGTATCGGAAGTCGTGCGCCATGAGCTATTCAATTTTAGGCCGTATTGCAGAGGCCGGCCGTGAGCTGCCTCTATGTCTGTTCCAAGTACCGGCTGGTTTTCCTTCGCCGGCGGCGGATCACATTGAGGCACACATCTCCCTAGATGAGGTGCTGAACATCCGCGCCCCACATGTCTACCTGGTGAAAATTACCGGGGAAAGCATGCAGGGTGCGGGCATCTTTGACGGGGATCTGGCGGTCGTAGATCGTTCGCTGGAGCCGGCCCATGGTCACATCGTCGTGGCGCTGCTGAACAACGATCCGCTGTGCAAACGCCTGTGCATCCGGGGTAAGGAGGTGATTCTGCTATCGGAAAATCCAAAATACCCGCCTCGATACGTGTTGGAAGGCGATGAGCTGGCGATATGGGGCGTGATCATTGGAAGCGTGCGCAGTCATGTCTAAAGCGCTGCCGGTATTTGGCCTTATCGATTGCAATAGCTTCTATGCCAGCTGTGAACGTGTGTTCCGTCCAGACTTGGCCAAGGTGCCTATCGTGGTGCTGTCGAACAACGATGGCTGCGTCATCGCGCGGAGCTACGATGCCAAGCCCTACGTAAAAATGGGCGAGCCGTATTTCCAGATCAAGAACAAGCTCAAGCAGCACGGCATCGTCCCGTTCTCTTCGAACTATGCGTTGTACGGCGACATGAGCGAACGTGTCATGACACTGATCGAATCGATGGTGCCAGCTGTTGAGGTCTACAGCATCGACGAAGCCTTCGTCGACCTTACTGGCATTAATGAGCTAGACGCCCTCGGCCGTAATATTCGCAGCCAAGTGCTGCGCTGCACGGGCATCCCCGTGGGTGTCGGCATCGCTCACACCAAAACCTTAGCCAAGCTAGCCAATCACACCGCCAAGCGCTTGCAGGCGCAAACGGGTGGCGTTGTGAACATCTGTGATCCGGTCAAGCGAGATTGGGTACTGCGCAACACGGACGTGGCGGAGGTGTGGGGAGTAGGGCGGCGCATGAAAATGCACCTGGACGCCATGGGCATCAAAACCGCCATGGGGCTGGCCAGAGCGGATCCGGGGACATTGAGAAAAAATTTCAGTGTGGTGATCGAGAAAACGGCTCGGGAATTAGCCGGCACGCCATGCCTGGAGCTGGACGAGCCGGATCCACCCAAGCAGGAGATATGCTGCAGCCGGATGTTCGGGAAAAGGCTAAAGGAGCTGCCGCCGATCAAGGAGGCAGTGGCGACCTATATGATGCGGGCATCTGAAAAGCTCCGGGCGCAAAAGTCGCTGTGCAAGAAGATCCGGGTCAGCATCCGCACCGGAATGTTCAACCCCGATGAGGCTAAATATGCGAATGGTGTCGTGGTGGATATGCCTTACCCAACTGACGACGTTCGGCTTCTGACCACTGCAGCCGTCAATGCACTTGATCGTGTGTTTCGTCTTGGTTTCAGTTACAGCAAAGCGGAAGTCATCCTACTGAATCTATGCCAGCTAGGTGAATACACTGACGATCTGTTCGCCATTTCTCAGCCTACTGAGGCGACAAGAGTGATGGCGGTGCTGGACGAAATCAATGGCCGGTGGGGGAGGGGGACGCTCCGGGCCGCGAGTGTGCCGAGCAATCCAGACTGGGGGATGCGGCGGGAGATGATGAGCCAAAGCTACACGACAAGGGTGGATCAGCTGTGGACCATCAACTGCAAGTAGTTCACGGTTCGTGTTGGGCTCAAGCGGGTAAGCCCTCCAGCGGGTGCAATCGCTGCAGCTAGCGCACTCACAGCGGCGCCGAAAATAGAGCTTGGATAGGCGAATCGAAGAGACTAGCTGATATACTGCCGCGTTTGATACCAACGTGGTGATTCCCATAGGTTCGGGCTCATCGTTGGTGCATCTTCATCTAGTATCCACGTTAATCACAGAATCACCTGTACTTATCTTCAAAGGCGAAATAAATGTCCTCAGCTAGCGCTGCACGTTGCCACGAAGCTCCCGAGCTTGAGTCCACTCCGCCGATGCAGTCCGTTACTGTTGATAGTGAGCAACCGGAAGTAATCAGCTTGTTCTGTGGCGCCGGTGGCCTAGACTGGGGATTTCACCAAGAAGGTTTCCAGATTCCCCTCGCAATTGATATTTCTGCAGCCGCGGTACGCACACATAAGGCTAATTTCCCACAAACATATAGCGTTGCAGGGGATCTTATCGAATTGCAGCCTGAAGGTGTGCATGAGCTTGTCTCAGAAAGAGTAGGTAGTGGAGCGCGGATTGGTTTGATTGGGGGGCCACCTTGTCAAGGTTTTTCAAGAGCCAATACTACGTCTCAAGCGGATGACCCGAGGAATCAACTTCCTCGTCTCTACTTGGATATTGTGAAAAGACTTCAAAAAGACTACACGGTTGAATTTGTAGTCTTGGAAAATGTATTGGGTATTAGGGACAAAAAGCACGCTGAAACTTATAAGGCATTGGTGGATGGCCTTATCGACCTAGGTTTTGACGTTACAGAGAAAGAACTCTGTGCTCTCAATTTCGGTGTTCCTCAAAATCGCCGTCGAGTTATTCTCTCTGCTATGCGCATGGGGCAGGGTTATTTACCTGTAAAACCTTTAGAGAAAACAGGATTGAAAACAGTAAGGGAGGCTATTTCACATCTTGCTGAACCTGTTTTTTTT